AGTCTTTCCACTTCTTGTTCCACCCTCGTGTATTGCTATCTTGCCAGTGCTGTTTTGCAGATGGCGGTAGACAATGTTAGTCTGTATCTTTGATCTTGTCAATTATCTCAATTTTAAAATCAGTAGGCATTCCATCAGCTCCAGTTATTTCTTGTCTTTCAACGTATCCTCTTTTCTTTCCTTTGCTCTTTAAGTAGAAGATCATCTCTGCTGTTTTACCATCTTTGATATTTTCAAATAATTTACTCTCAACAAAGTCAAGAGCGATTTCCTGGATATCATTTACTTTTTCAGCAAACTCTGGATCATCTTTTAACCATCCATAAAATGTTGTTCTTCCTACTCCAACTTTCTTACATGCAGTTGTTACCACACCCAGAGATTTCTCCAGTGCTTCAATTATTGCTTTTTTATGTTGTTCAGTTTTGTTCATAACTTTTTTATATTATATCCTTATTTTTTGTAACTTTATCTCAATGTTTTCATTCTATTCACTTGCGGTGGTAGTTTAAAAGTAAAATACTTGACATCCAGTCAAGAGATGGCGTTCATATCGACCTCACCGCTCTAAGTTTCCCTCCTCTTTTGGAGGGTTATTTTTTCCCCTTTATACATACCAGCTCCAAGCTCATCAATCTTTTTAAAGTCCAGTATCTCTGGCACTATCTTACAGCTTTTATCTATTAAGAGAATGTATCTGTTTTGGAATCCTTCAAGAGCTTTAGCTCCTTTAAAGTCATACTTACTATCTCCACGCTTCGCTACTATCTCTCCATTTGCAAGTTGATATATTGTTCCGTTTTTATTTATTTGTGTTAGCTTAAATCCGCTGGCTCTGTATATTGTTCCATCTCCGCACTGCGTTGCATCCGAGTAGCTTAATATCCATTTAATCTGCGGTGCATTCTTTTTGATCATGCGGATACTGATTGCAATACATCTACTCTCTGAATACTTTGGAAGATAATCATCAAAAGCCATTCTGTTAAGCTCTAACATCTCATTCCATCTCTTGTTTATATCTGTTTCACCAGAATCCACTAAAGGAAGAACGTTTCTTTTATCCATTGGACTTCCATAGCTCATTACTCCATGCAATTGGTTATCCAGGAAGCATCCGAAGTGCAGACTGCTCATATTAACAACCTTTCCAGAATAGTGATGTTTTTTTACAAAAGCATTCGCTACTTTAGAGTTTATAACTTTTACGATTATTTCCTTTGCTCTACCCATTGGCTTACTAATAAATATAAAGCGTTTCCATTTGAGTTCTCATTCCCAAAAGTTTCAACGTATTTGAACTCCTCTGTTTGTCTTATTTCTTTTATTGCTTCTTTTATGAACTCCACTTGTTTATCTGCAAGAGTATAAGTCTGCTGTTGAAATGGCTCTTTCTCTCCATCTGGAAGTGAGAAAGCATCACTGGTTTCAATGTCATCCATATTCTGCCAGTTATCCATACCCCAGTCCTCAAGCTCAACGGAGTTCCATTCATTAGCCAATAAATCCCAGTCCCACTCTCCGAAGTTTACATTGTCTTTTACGACAAACTCTCTTTCTTGCATTGGAGTAAGATTGTCTGCTTTCATTATCCAGACCTCTTTCAATCCAGCTTCTTTACAAGCTCTCAATCTCATATTACCTCCAAGCACAACCATATCATTGTTTACAACAATTGGTCTAAGCTTAAGCATCTCTGGAAACTCTTTAATGCTTTTAACAAGTTTATGATACTTTGTATCCCTTATGATTCTTGGATTGTCTGGATTCTTTATTACTTTTCTTATATCAATCAGTTCCATACTTATATATAAATTTTTTCTTATTATTTTAGTATCTCCTCAATAGCTTCCAGTTTCTCTGGAGATAAGGTGGATACTTTTCTTATGATATTAATCTTGGAATCATTTAAAAGAGTTTCATGAATCAATGGAAGCTCCTTGTTATAGAAACTGTGGTCTGGATAAGTTTCACAAGAATACATCACTGATCTGTGCGTTGTTTTAAATCCATTCTTTCTGTATTCTCTAACAATCTCTGTCCACCCCATTCCTAAAGTTTCACGCATGAATACGTTTGCAACGCTTCTCATCTCCACAAGATCTCGTCTTCTGCTTTGCTGGAATATATCAACTCCAGTCATTTCTTTTATCTGTTCTCCTATTTTCTGTAATTTCATTTTATTTATTTTTTTCAATCCATTTCTGTTGCTCATCTCTCAAGAACTCAATCTCTCTCCTCAAATAGTCTGCTGCTTTCTCCAAATCTCTCAACTCGCTTTCTTTCTTTCCAGCTCTGCATACATACTTGATGATGTTCCCTCTGTTGAAGTTTAAATTGTAGTCTTTTATGAAGTCGATAACATCGTATCCCTTTCCATTCTCGTAATGTAAATAAGTTGCTCTCATATTATAGCGTTGTCAAGTTGTTGAATCAAATGTCTTATTTCACTTCTCTCAAACTTTCCAGATATTTCTGCATTGTAAGTTTTGAAGCTCAAGTGATACATATCTTTCTCCGTATCTCCTTTTTTCTCTTTCTTTCCTAAGTACTCAATCTTTAAATCAAATTTCATTTTTTACTGTTTTTCTTAATTTATTAAATTCCAGTAGCGTTGCTTCCATCAATGGCTTAAATCTTAATATTGATGTTGCTGCTGGATGCTCTATTTTTGCCAGCTTTCCATATTCTTTGAATAGGAAGTCCATTGCTTCGTAGTCATTGAAAGCACTGATGTATCCTATTTTTATCATTTCTCTAACTCCATAAGCTTGAATGTTTCTCTTTCCATATTTGCTTACTAAATTAGATATTTTTCTTAAAAGATATAAAGAAAATTTTAAATCCTTTATTTTGCACTCTCCTTTTTTAAATCCTCCAGGATTTGATCCAAAGAAAAGGTGCACAATATTTCCAGCAGATATGTTGTTAGAATTTTTAATATAATTAGTATAAGCTGTTTTGTAATCCTTATTCTCTTTAGCAAAAGCTTTTAAATAATCTAAAGTTGTCCAAGCTTTGTTTCCATTGTTTAGGTTTATGATTGCATTAAGATGTTCTTTCTGATCTTGAGTATCCACCCAGTCCACGATATAAGCTGGAACTGTTCTCTGCTTTAATAATTTAGCAGATACCACTCTGTGATGTCCCTCAATAATATCTCCATCTTTTGAAACTACAATTGGCATCATCCATCCAAACTCATTCAATTTGTCCTTGAAGTTTTCTGAATGCTTTAAAAATACATCTCGATTGACTTCTGCCATCTTTAAGCTCTTGATGTTGTAATAAGGTTGAAATTCTCCTCTTTTAATCTCTGTTGTTTTCATGTTATTTATTTATTTATAATTGTTTTATAATTGTCCAGTTAAGCAATAGTTATCAATGTCAGCTCCATCAATGAAAAACTTTTCATATAGCTTGAGAGCTTTCTCTACTTTCTCCTCTCCTCTGTGGTAAAAGTTTTCAGAGCAGTTGAAGATACCGATGTCAAGACTTCCTTTGTCAAGCACTAAGAAATAAAAATCTTCATGCTTCTTATTAAATAAATTGCAATAGAGAAAGCACTGCACATCATAAGAATATTTTTGTGCTGAATAGTGAAAGTCCTTAACGCTTGAGGAAGATGTCTTTAAATCTACAATTCTGTTGTCTGCAAGAACATCCGCTTTACCTCGAAACGGTAGTCCTTTAATGTTATCAATTCCAGGAACTTCAAACTCTGCTTTTGTGATCAGTTCCTTTGCATGTTCATTCTTAAAGAAAGCATCCACTAAACGCTCTGCATCACTTCTCTCTTTTGCAGTGAATACTCTTCCAAGCTCCAGCTTTGCTTCTTTGAATTTCTTTGTATTCTTGCTTTGCACATCAATAAAAGTCTGTGCTGCGAAAACCTCTGGCTCTAATATAGCGGTGTGAAATAACCATCCATCTCTAAGTGCTTGTGATTCTCCACTTCCATATTCAAGTGAATATTTGTAAGTCTTTGGACTTGCAAGAATCTGCTTCAAGCTACTGCTACTCAAAGCTAATTTGTTGAGCTCTCCATAATAGAAAGTATCATCATCCATTTTTTTGAGCAAATCGGCTCTGTCATATTGCTTCCCATCCAGAAGCGTAATTTTATTCTGTGTCATAATCGTAACAGTTTTT